CTTGTGGTTGTGGTTGGACTCCAGCAGTTTGCAACTGTCCTGGCATTACTGGAGCTGCTGCTGGTGCTTGGCCATTATTAGAGCCACGAAACATATCCATAATTCCCATGATTCTCTCCTAAGATTAAATTGATATTACTGCGATTGAATACTATTCTTGGTTTTGCTGCTGGTTGAAACTAATTTCAAGCTTCATAGATTCTTCAGTATCTCGAGAATTCTCAATAAGATAACTTAATACATCTATTTTAGCCTGTTGGTAAGCTACTTGCTGTGCAAAGTCAATTGGATTAAGTGGATCAAACACAACCTCCACCTTAATGTGGGCAGCCTCACTCAGGAGATTCTGCAGTACTTGGAGTTGGGCAAGATTAAATACTGATCCTAATTTCTGTTCTTGCTCTGAGAGTACAAAGGAGCTAAATTTATTTACTTGAATAGTAGACATTTGGATTATCCTTGATTATTGGCAATGTTGTTTGTAATATTATTGATCTTCTGAGAGACTTGCGGAGCTGGTGCCTGTGCTGCTCCAGAACCTTGCGCCGCAGGATCATAGCCAAATTGCTGAGGAGTAGGCTGCGGCTGTTTAAACTCCATACCTTTAGAGATTGCAAGTTGTGCAAGTTGTTGCCACTGAGATACTGCTCCTTCGTAAGCTACTTGTTGGGGAGACTTCTCAAACGGTTTAAGTTCGCCGCCTTGGATTTTCATTAGATATGAGAACATAGGAGTAAGATTATAACCGGCTCCAATTTGAGGAGTAGAACCAATTACCTGCATTGCAACTTGCAAAGTTTCAGTTGCCATTACCTTATCTGCTGGAGCCAGACCATCAGTAATCTTAAAGTTAAGAATAGCTTTACGTAGTTGCAGCGGATCAATCTGAACTACTTGTTGTTTCTCTCGATTAAATAGTGAGACTCCCCCTTGGAACTGGAGAATATTAATCTTTAGAACTTCTTTAAGTGGCGAAAAGATTTGATCCTCCAGTAGCAATGATGTCTTCTGATCATTACCATTAGAGTGAGTCATCACATCATTATATTCGTGAAGAGTCTTATTACCCTTAACAAATTGACCTTGCTTAGCTTGATTGGAGCCAGCGATCTGATATGCGAATTGTTGCATCTGCTGCATTTCAGTCATTGCAACTTGCGCTTGATCATCCCGGAATGGAAATGCATAAACAGCTTCCGAGAGTGGTTTACCATAAGCAGCAGGCTTTACTGGAATCTTAGCTGAAGGATTAGCAGAATTAATGTGCTCTGAAGCCACCCGACTAGGATCGTATAACACACGGTCACTAATAGCACGTCTCCGAGAAGCGAGCCAGCTAGCAGCCAAAGCTGAAGAGATATCTTGCATCGGCATAACATCATTAGCAAGTGACTTGGTTTGATAACTGAGGCCATCATCAGCAGGTTGCGCAAAGAATACTGGAAGTAATCCATGAGCATTTGTCTGGCGCTCCGCGTAAATTAATACTTGATGATTGACAATAATAAATTTCCATATCTGCGGAGTATTAGCAGAGGGCACATGCAAATTAAAATCTGAGGGAAGAATTCGCGCATATAGGGTAGTTACCTCATACATGTTTTTATATTGAATAGTTCCTTGATTACCAGACATTCCAGCCCATGCCATCCAATCAGTAGTTGCACGTGGATTCTTTTGAATTAGTGCATCTGGATTGAGAGCAGGAATATAGAAAGATTCAATACCACCAGTAGACATCCCGCCGACAGCCGCACCTAGTCCTGATTCAAATGCGGGTACAATATTTTGAATTATTTTATCAGGGAGAGTAGCAATGAATGCTTTGAGAGCAATACGAGAATAAAGTTCAGAGCGTCCAACAAATTCTCCTTTAGTAGGGATTTCAGTAGGCATTACTCTAGAATCAAAGAAAGTATTATAAAGGTCCCAGCGACGAATACGATTACCTTCCCAGATAACTTCTTTAGGTTTAGCCTGAGAAGCACTAAAGGAGAGATCAGTCTCGAGAGTTGCAGTAACTTCGCGCGCCCAGTCTACTTCTAGTGCGGCGAGATTGTATTTAAATCCATCCCGAAAGAACTTCATAATCTCTGAGACCCAATGGCCTTTAATAGCTTGATCTTCCAATAGAGTGTTAAATTGTAGTGCCTGATCTTCAAACTCTGGGGAAGATACACACCCAAAGATTGGAAGTCCTGTTAGAAACACAGAAGTCTGGTAAGTAACCGCGGCTTCAATAATAGGTTTCACAACTGGAATAGTAAGGTTTTGAAATCTAGTAACATCCCCGTACTTATTAGCAATCTTAGCTCTGAGATTTTCAGTGGTCTGGTCTTTCTCTCGCATATAAGCTAAGTCAACTTGGCGCAATTGTTCCCGTATATTCCACTGTTGATTCAATAGAGAATAACACTGACGATGGAATTGAAGAATTCCTTGCTGCGCTGCTTTTGGTACGATTGTTGGTGTATTACTTACAGTAGCCATTTGGATACTCCTAAGATTTAGGTGCGGGTTTTAGCAGCTTTCATTCGTTCAACTCTTTGCATGAATTCTTCCTTAGTAAGAGGAGCTTCACCTTTTGAGGTCATTTCTAATACGTATGCATTGTATTCATTATTATATTGAAGTTTACCAGCGGTAGAGCCTGGACTAATAGCCGATTTAAGTTTATCAAGCCAAGAGCCACTATTAGCTACACCATCAGCAGCAGCATAGAGTTGTTGGAGTTGTGCAGAGGCTTGCTTAGCTCCAGTTGATTCCTCTTTAAGCGCTCCCATAAGATCATCTACAGAATTGGAGTTAGAGATAATTGAATTAAGATCAATGGCCATTTATGTACTCCTTAGAAAGGTGAGTTAAAGTCTGGAACCTCAGTAGCTGTAGATTCCTGAAGCATAATAGTTGCATTTGCTACAATGTAAGCTCCATGCTGTGCAATTACTTTCGGCATGTAGTGTAGTAAATCTAGAATATTATCCACGTTATTAGTTTTCAGTGGATTGAACTGCGCAATTTCTGAGTGTGCTGCGGCTCTAGCTTCTGGTGCAATAAACAATTCTCCAGCAGCGTATGATTTAAACATTGTAAGTATCCGAGAATTCTTGGAAGTTCCTCCTGGATATACTTCTACAGCTTGTATACCTACGATATTCATTTGAGTACAGATAAACTCAAACCAGTAACAGAGAGAAGCTTGGTAAGCTACAGATTCTATAGCTACTAGCGAACAGCCAAATTTAAAGCAGAGTTCCAGAGCTTTCCGAATTGTTTCACCGGGAGATAGTTTATCAGAGATTACTTCTCTTAATACTGGGTATCCATCATAGATTTCACAGTAACCAATTGCAGTATCGTCCGAACCAAGCTTTTTACCTGATGGATCAATTATGATGAAATTACCACAGTGGATATCTCCATCGGAATAAGGTAAAGCTGGGAGAGTGGCTAGATTTATAATAGAATTAGCAGAAGCATTTTCATCATTAAGAACTTCTGCGTAGAAAATCTCAGGCCTACCCGCTAATAGATCGTTTTGAAATTCTTTTTTAAGCTGCTCAATTGGCTGAAGTTCTTCCCAGAGTGAAGTTCCATCAGATTTGATTCCACCGACGATGAATTTAATCCAGTTAGGATTTGATTTAAGTTTACGCAGAAGTGACCACTTGGTAGGATACATATTTGCTACAAATATAAAGAGACAGCCATGAGGAGATTTAGCTTTCATGGCAGTACCTATCATTTCCCGCTCTAGATTCTCTGATTGTATTTGCGAGTCTGCACAGATACGAGATTGTATGTCGTCAAATATCATGAGATCGGGGCGCTCATTTTTAAGTGTAATACCTCGGATGCCAGATTCTACACCGGCGCCCATAAGTATAATATTACGTCCGCGAAAACCAAACTTTTTAAGCTCCTGTGTGTCTTGTTCAATTCCCACTCGCCAATCACCAAAAACTGCACGGATATTTGGAGTATCTAGCATATCTACTACGTCAGCAATGATATTTTTAGCTTTAGAAGTGGTCTCACAGAGTACAAGGATGAATTTGCGATTAGTAAAGAGAATGGTATAGAGTATAAAGAGTTTAATTACCATAGTTTTACCGAAACCACGAGGTAAGCCTAGAGCAAGCTGGGAAAAATCCCGTGCTTTATGGATGTATTGAGTAAGCCAATTCCACACTGAGATAAATATAGCAGGGAACAGGTATTTAAAGACTGAAGGCATAGCTAGAGCTGCTAGGAAATCGAGAGAGTCGCGGGCAGAGGTGTATATTTCCTCGTTATTAGCAGCAATTTCGGCTATGTGAGCAGTATTGTCAGGTAATTGGTATTGAGTTGCACCCTTTGCGGCTAATTCCTCTGCTGAGAATCCTAGAGATTCGATTGCTGCAACACCATTTAGTTGTGCCATTAGCTCTGTCTCGATTTAATTTCAACTACTCTGGGCGTGGCACTATTAGCTTCCAGCCGAGATAAAGCTTGGGAAAGAATCTTGACTGCTGCTTTGCGGTTCTCTGCTAATAACTTGAGCTTTAGCTCGTAAGAGGAGTTGTTTGGCGCGGGAAGCTGCTGCTGAGACTTCAATAGCAGCATTAGTTTCGCTTCGTTTTGTAAGTTCTGCATCTGTATCTCCTTTGCAAAGGGCAAGTAATGTGCCTGATTGCATAGTAATAAGGTCTTGGTCACCTACTTTAATTACTTGATTGTTTATATTGGTTGTTACTGCGGTGAAACGATCTACAATGATTTGAGGTAGAGTTATAGAAACAATATTCTGGGTAGAATTTACAGTGGTTGGGGCGGCTGCTCCTCTACGTTTTGCTGCATTAATTGTAGCATAGGCTCTTACTACTTCCATTGGCCTAAACATCATTGGAAGTAGATTCTCTAGTTTCTCCAGTAATTGATCCTCTAGGGAATTAATCTTTTCATCGCGAGTATTATAAGAGCTAAGTGATTGAAAGCGCAAATCTGCAACTGCTGCGGCGAAGTTCTCATTAGCCAGCAATTGAGAAATAGCCCCAGTAGTTACTCCAACTGCAGAGGCAACTTGCTCAGGTCCTGCGCCAGAACCCAGTAGTTCTAGAGCTCTACGCTCCGTAAGAGATAAGTGAGAGGTGAATTCTGCAGTATTCTGGGAATCTGGGGCAATGGTAATTTCGGTGGTCATGGCGAGAGTCTCGAAGTGATCTAACTTACCAATACAGTAACTGATGATTGTGATAATTGCGAGAGTTGGGGATCAGTTTGAACTCTCTAACTAACTTGCTATCTATTTTTATTGAAAATTTTTAGTAAAACTTTTAATCTCTCTTAGGAGTACTCGCGGGCCCAGAACTAAAAAGGCTCCTACCCCTCCGGCTTCGCATTAGTCTTATATAAGACATAAGTTATAAGACAGTAGAGCAGGTGTATGGTAGTATGGTAGTAGGGTAGAGTTAGGGCTATGTGAGTGAGTGCTAACTATTACATGCGCGGCAGTTCTGTTACAAACTGTTACAATATAATTGTTGACTTAAATTTGATGCAGGCTATAATTGAATTGTAGGCAGAGGCAAGGCAGTAATTAGGCAAGTGCAGAGCGGTTACGACAACTCACAAAGTGTGAGAGAGCTGGCATAGGAATTGCTTATAATAATGTACGGAACGAAACAGATTGAGGAGATGAAAATGAAAGGGAATACAGTTAGACTGACAGTTAATGAGCAAATACAACTTGCTAGAGAGTTAAATGGGGTAGAATGGACTGTGCATTGGGCTAAAATGCAAGGCTGGAATTTTGACACAGTTTATTTTGCTTTATTTGGTCGGTGGCCGGCTCGCCGCACTAATCGCGCACAATAGTTAAAGTATCGGCCAGTAGATATTGGCACACATTTTGCTAGTATCTACTTACAGGCACTTTGACCTGAGCTAGAATAGAAATGGAGAATCAAAATGGAATCGAATCTTAATACTCTCACGGCTTTAAACAATAGCTACGCGGTTCGCACTCTTGAGGAAGCGAATAAGCTGGAATTATCGGCGGATCAATATCTGGTGCGCAAGATTGAGCGTAACACTGGGCTGGAAAGCAAAGCGGTTGTGATACCGGCAACAGATGCAGAAAGCTTCACGCTTGCATTGAATAGTGATGTTGTGCTTGGTGCGGCAGTCGCTTGGTACCAACAGTGTATTGGTGAAGTAGTAAAGGCGAAAATGACCACTGGAAAGCACAGTATTGTAGCGGCAGACTTTTCAATGGAAGAGATTGAGAAATATCTGGCTGAACAAGAAGTGCGCGAAGGTCGCATTAGCAAGGAAAAAATTGGCGCATGGTTTGATGCGACTCTGGTAGCTGGATTGAATCAGGCTTTTCAAGCCCGGCTTGGCACTCAATATACGGAAAGCGTGCAGAAGGATGTTATTGAGAGTTATCGGAAACAATTTCAAAAGTTGAGTGGTAAAGAGTTGCTGCTGGAAACTGAAGTAAAGGGCAGCTTGCTTAAGGCTTGCAGTATTGCGCCAGAAGGCTCAGCAGTAAGAGCGTATTGCGAGGGTAAGATTAAAGAAGCAAAACTTCCCAGTTCGATGCTTTCGCTGCTCTAATAGTTTCGGAGTTACCATTTAACTAGCTTCTGAAATATGGAGCTAGTGATAATGGCAATTTCGCCAGAAGCTAGAAAGGATAAACTAAAGTGAATACTTATTTTGTACAATGGACAAGTAAAACACAAGAGATACAAGGCGCAATTTGTGTTTGTGCTGA